CCATTTCCGGGCTTGGCGCTGTGTTCAGCGGCATTGGCGCAGCCATTGCAGCAGCAAACATTGGCGGATTGATCGCCGGCTGGCTGCCAGCCATTGCAAGCATTGGCCCGACGCTGCTGGCGGTTGGCAAGGTTCTGCTGGCAGTCTTTAGCGGCCCAGTGGGCTGGGTGGCGCTGGCCGTAGCAGCTGGCGTGGCCATTTACGCCTTCCGCGATCAGATCGGTCAAGCATTCCAAGCAATTGGCGAAATCCTGCAGCAGGCAGCAGCTGGCTTTAAGTCAATATTTGTCGACCCAGTGGTGCAAGGGTTTACAGCTGTTGTGGAGTTTGTCAACACCAACTTTGTGCAGCCAATCAACAGTGCTATTTCTGGCCTTGTCGAATCAATTGGCAGCATCTTTCAGAACGTTACGAAAGCAATCACAGCACCATTTGAAGCTGCATTCCAATCAGTGCGCGGAATTGTCAATCAGATCCTCAATGGCATTGGCAGTGCAATAAATAGCGTTATTAGAGCCATAAACAGCATAATTCAAGGCGCTAATCAAGCATTAGCGCGCCTTAAACTGCCGCAAATTCCGACGTTGCCGGAGGCGCAAATACCGCAATTTGCCAAAGGCGGCGTGGTATCAGGGCCAACGCTTGCGATGGTGGGCGAAGGTGGCGAGCCTGAATACATCGTGCCGCAATCCAAGGCATCAGGGTTTGCTGCCAATTGGATGGCTGGCCGCCGTGGTGCTGCTGCTATTCCAGCTTTTGCCAATGGTGGCGTAATAATGCCTCGCGGAGCGGTGCCACAGTTTGCTGAAGGTGGCATGGTCACGCCGGGAACTGCTCAAGTGAGCATCCAGACCGGCCCCGTCACGCAAATGGACGGTCAGAATTTTGTTACTACGCAAGACCTAAGCCGTGCGGTACAGTCTGGCGTACAGCAAACACTAGCCATGCTCCGTAATGACATCAATACGCGCCGCGCTGTAGGCATTGCATGATGGCTAATTTTGACATTATGTGTTTTTTAGAATTTTATGCTAATCGTGCAAACGTGGTATCAGGTGGATTGCGCACGCCAACACGGCAATTTCAAAACTTCTACCAAGTGGCACAGCCACTGAGCATTGATGTCGAGGTGTCTGGAACCTATTCCTATTTGGCGTTTGATGTTGACGGCTTTGGATCCGCCGAAGCTGGCGCAGTCAACGATTTATCAGTCAGCTTAGCCGCATTAGGCGATTTAGTAGATTTAACAGACGCAGCAATGGGGCAAGATACTTTAGTGGTAGCTTCGTTAGTAATACAAAGCCCAGGCCAAGATCAACTTGATTCTGCAAGCGCGCAAATTATTAGTCGCTACGTTGGCGGCATTGACGCTGCAAGCATAGACGACACTACAATTCAATGGACCGTCAATCCATTGTTAAATAAAACAAAAGCGCAAATTCCAACTAAAAAGGTTAGCTCCTCTATACTTGCTAGAAGGCAAGGCCAATAGCATGACATCTCCATTTTCTGCAATTCAACAGCCGCGCTCAGTCGTGGGAACCAAGGCACTTAGGCAAGATCAAGACCCTAACAAAAACAACAGCACAAGAAATGATCTTGTTCAAGATCAACGGCTTGCAGTAGCAGGAGAGACTATCCCTATAGTTTTTTGCAAACGCGAAAGTTTTTTTAACGGTGCATTTTTTATCGGCGGTGCTTGGATAGCGCCTGCAATGATTCGTGATGCTTGCGATTATTTGTTTGATGATCCAGCGTTAAACGATGGTCAATTAGTTTTTTCTGGTGACAACCCAGGCAATTTTGTTGTTGGCTCTGTTTTTGCGGCAAGCCAAGGCGAGCTGGTTAGCACGCCAACGCTAGACAATATTTACATAGGCGAAAACGCATTGCAAACGCTAACCGCAAGATTTGGAACAACACCGCAAGTCATAAAAGAATACAAAAGCGGCACGTTTATGGAGGCTAACCCAACTTTTTGCCCGTTGCCGTCTTTTGTAGAATGCAATACAAAATACATGACTTGGTATGCTGGCGAATTAACAACAGAAAAAGGATTTGACATAAAATCACGCGGGCCAAACATTCAAGGGTTTACGATAAACATTTTTGTCAGACGCTTAAACAGTGTTTCGACAGACAACACGCGCCTTGAGCTGCCGTTTGATTTTTTTGATGCAGTAACAGGAGATTTAGTCAGCGGCGGAGGGTCAGTTATTAATTTTATTCGCCCATGTCAAACAACTAACACAACAATGAGGGCCGGCAAGGTTTCAATTACAAACTGGCCTTTTAGGACTGCTAATCAAAATACTTCAGGCCAGTATATTATTCGACTTGCACCTTATATAATTAACACGCAATCAGACCCAGGTGACCCAGCAGACCCGGCAGGCGTGGAGTTTGAAGTCTACGTTGCGGGTTCACAATTTGACCATGTATTTACTGTAGCACCGCCCCCAGCCGTTGAAACCAAAGCGTTTTCAGACATAACTGTTTTAACTATTGAGGGAAATGTTTTTAACGAAGAAGACAAGCAATACCAATCGTATTTTTATGTAAACGAAGGTGTTAAGGTTGATTTGTACAGTCAAGGGCCTACAGCGCCTAATGTGTTTAGTACGGGTGCAAGCAATCAATTTGTAGATTTAGCTTGCTATTTGTTTAAAATTTTTGACGACCTGCAACCCGGCACAGCAAGCACTTTAGGCGCCAAAATTGACGTAACTAATTTGCCTAGCATTGCATCGTTTTGCGCTGAATATTTACTTTTCTGCAATGGCGTAGTTTCGCAACCTGTCAACCTTGTTGATTACATTTCGCAAACTTCGCGCTTGTTTTTGTTGTCTTTTGTATCTAGCGGCGGGCAATATAAATTTAGAACATTGCTGCCGGTAAGCCAAGATCAATTAAACGATGGCGCATTAACGCCGGCGGCAATTTTCAACGAAAGCCAAATTTTGCCAGGCTCTTTCAAAAAAGATTATGTTTCAATAGAAGAACGAAAGCCATTTTTTGCTAACATGGTTTTTAATGAAATTTTAGATGGCACAGTGAATAGACAGCAAACTATTCAAGTTGGGTATCCTAGCACTGCCCTAGATGCCCCAATAGAGCAATTTGACATGACTGACGTTTGCGCTGATGGTTTTCACGCTTACGTTATTGCTGTTCACGAATTAGCGCGCAGAAAAAACACAACTCACACGGTTACATTTGATGTTGATGTTTCTAGCGCATTGCTAGACGTTACTGACGTAGTGCAAGTGCAGCTGCCACGCATAAGCTCAAAAGGGGACAATAGAATTGAAACTGAAACCTATCAAATTACCGATATTGTTGTTAATACAGACGGCACTGCAAGCATTAGCGCTGTGCATTTTCCACTTGATGAGCAAGATAAATCTGTTATTATTCAAGACATGCTTAATGTATTGTTTGACGTAATGTGATGGCCACCTTCCCTGCCATTGAACCATCAACCCGAGCGCTGACCTTTGGCGATTACCCGCAGCTTACCTATCAAGGCGTGAGCGGTGGCAACGTCAGGTTTCTGCAAGGCAGCAAGCGGGTCGATCAGATCCTGTCGCTTGGTTACGAGTACCTGAGCGAAGCAGAAGCCACGTTGATTCTTGAGCATTACAGCGGCCAGGAGGGCACATTGCTACCGTTTGACCTGCCACTAGCAATCTGGGCTGGATACAGCACGCCACCGATTGACTCGATTGATTATGAGTGGCGCTACGCCGGACCATTTGAGGTGGCCATCCCGACCCCACTGCGGTACAACATGACCATCGAGCTGGTAGCAGCGCCGATCTGATGAGCACCTTCCCAGCCCTGGTCCCATCGACGCGCACCTTCACGCCAGGTGATGTGCCAAACGTCAAGCAGGTGTCGCTGTCAGGGATGACAAGCGGCTTTAGGCGTGGCAATCGCCGCATCGCGCAAGGTTTGTCGCTGTCATTTCAACGGTTGACGCAGGTGCAGCTGGATTTGATCACGGCTCACTACGTTGATCGGCAGGGCAGCTTTGACATTTTCTACCTGTCGCCTGAGGTCTGGAGCGGCTACACCACGCCACCAGTGCCATTGCTCAGTGATTTTGCGTGGCAGTATGCAGCGCCGCCAGGCATCACCGATAGTTCATGCGGCAGATGGGAGGTTGAGGTTGAGCTAGAAACGATTCCAATTGATACCGGCGACTTAGTGCTCAATGGCGGGCTTGCCAGCGCAACGCCAAGCCGCGACTATATTGTCAATGGTGGCCTTGCCGCTGCAACTCCTGATCGGGAGTACGTCATCAGTTCCGGAGGAGCAGCATGAGCATTGTTTTATCAGCACTGCAACGTCAGCGCCGCGACACTGCTGCAAATTGGACTGCTGAAAACCCCACGTTGCTGGCCGGTGAGATTGGCATTGAGTCG